ACCTGCTTGGACAATGCTGATAGCATCAATGATTCCGTTGGTTACTTTAACGGAAGTAATTCCTGCTCTAGTCTCATTGTTGATGTTTTGGAAACTACCATTAACAACATAAGTAGTGTCACCAACAACTAAATCAGTATCACTAGTTACACCAATTTGATTACCAGCAAGGTACCAATAGTATTGAGTGTCATAGCCAATTAAACGTGATTCTCGACGCCAAACAGCTTGATAAATTGGAGTGCTAATTTGCCGTACATAACTACTGGAGTTAGCAGCGTAACTATTGGCAATAGTAACTGTCTTAACTTTATCAACAACCAGTCTGAGGTTTTTACCAGTACCACCAATAGCAGCAAACTCCTCACCAACAACGTGACCACCGCTGGTTGCAGAGGTGATGCTGACAGCAGTAGGAATGCCAGTAACAGCAGTAGTACCAGCACTAGCAATCGCTGATGCCTCGTCTAACTGACGGTAGGTAAACGTACCATCTGCTTCCCGAATAACAACGTGAGGAAGTGTTTCGGTATTCATGCCAAGTATGGTACTAGGCGCAATGGTTTCTTCCCAATGACCAACACCACTCGTCTGTCCAGCTGTTGAAGGGACAAATACTACCCAATAATCATCAGCGTTACTTTCAGCTGTGCCCTCAACTTTAATGCGTCGATCAGAAAGGAACTCACGAGGCAGTTGAGAAACGGAAGTAACAATCTCCTTAAATGCTTCAACGGCAGTACCAATAGTACCACCAGTAGCCTTTAGCGAGAAGTCGGCATTATTAGCACGGCGAATAAAGATACTATTACCAATACCTTGTGCTACATAATTAGCATTACCATTGATGGAACTTACAAGAGCATTGATGATAGTTTGTACACTATTCTGTGTACTGCCACTAGCATTGCTTGGAGTTGTATGTGAGAAGTTAATACCATCAATCGTGATAATGTAATCAGTATTGAAGGCGACCGTATTGATATTTACAAAACCAAATGGATTGTAAGAGGAGCTAGCTGTAGATCCTTGCGCTACTACCTTAGTTCTATTAAGAATAAAGATGTAATCATTGATCTGAAGGGTAGCCAGATCATCAAAGGAATCATGAACAGCATACGTGGTAGCTTCAGCAGCTACCGCATTGACTGTCTGTTGAAGACCACTGTTGGCATCCCAAATTTTAAGGGCTCCTGCCTTACTAAATTGAAAGATGTACTTTTCTTTATCATCTCGGAAGATGTGAAACCACGTACCATCATCAACAGCATTAGCCAGTTTACCCTTGGCTTGAAGGCCAGGACGTTTGGCAAGGCCACTTGTAAAGTCAGGATAATAATTATCGCAAGTACGTAGTTGATTAGAGAATTTAACTGTGTCTGGCTGTTGCGATACACCACCAACCAGATTAGCAAGTTTCTGAGAGACGGCTGCCATTATCGTGCAATAGTATGGAACGGGGTATAAGAGATGTAGAAATTCTGACCAGTCTCAACACCAAAGATATTAACAGCAGAAGTGTCCGTATCATAGGCGATACAGTTAGCCCGCAGGATACCTTCGTCTTGTTGATTGAACTGGAACATCTCCTTGGATCCTACCACGCTACCAGCAAAGACACGGGCAGCACGTTGGGTGATGTAGTCTTGAAAGACCTGGGGAAGGTCCTCAAAGGCAAACAACCACACCACATCACACTTGATGGGACTAGTTGTTGGAAAGGTGTAGGTGTGTTCAATCTTGTCATAGAGTTTACCGTTCCTGATTACAGTTTGATACTGTTGAACGTTCTCATTCTTGTTGTCTGACAATTGTAGAACGTTATCGGGAATAAAAATATTTCCATTAGCATCAGGAGTAAAAGGGTAGTTTACTTCAGTATTGAAGTGCCATCCTTCCCCTTGAACCTCACGGTTAACAGAATCAAGGATTGAAAGTGCCGTAGCAATCTCTGGGTTAGCGATGTCGAGCGAGACCACAGGCGCCTGCCCGATGCCGGTCAACATTTGGTTGATAGCTTGGAGTTGGGTTGTCATTGTTCGGGACAGGTTATTAAAGAAAAAAGGGCCAACCTTTAATAGGCCAACCCTTTATTAAAAGATCAAAAAATGATCAAACGTTACGGAAAGAACCGGCAACGCCAACACGCACAGCGCCCGCACCGTAAGCCAGACGGCCCACGATAACGTCGCCTTGATAGATCACCTTGGTGTCAGCACCCGTGGTCTGAACGCTGGGGCCAATGGCCTCAACAACGCCAGCAGCGTCACGGTGGAAGATCAAGCCGCAGCTGTTGGTAAAGTCAGAAGCAATACCGTAGCTGTTGTTTTCGCCGGTAACGGCAGCAGCGTCAATAGCAGTGCCAGAAGCCGAACCATACTTCCCAAGGAAGGGGATGTTGTTGGACTTCTTGATCTTGATACCAGCAATCTCGAACAGGCCGTCGCCAGTGTTCATCGAACCCTGGGTGTTGCCATACTCACGATAGAGGATGTTGGTGTCAACCTGAGAGATCAGGGCGTAATACTGACGGGGGGACAGAACAGCCACGCGACCGTCCTTAGGAGCAGCCACTTCGTCGAGACGGGCAGCAGCTTCGAAGAAACCATCAACGAGGGCCTGAGCATCATACTCTTTGTTGGAACCCAGGTTGATCTGGAAACCACCAGGCTCGCCGGTTACAGCAGCCGAAGCAGAGGAAGCTTTGTCAAGAACGCGGAAGATACGGCGATCATAGAATTCAGCCAGGCTTTGACCGATTTGACGCGCGATGGGGCCGCGAATGTCGTACTGGGACATAATTTCATCGAGGTTATCGACGAAGGCAGATGCCACCAGAAGGTCATCCAGCGAGATGGTGGTCTCGGCGGAAGGGGGGTTGCCCGAACCCAAAATCGCCACACCAGGAGTGCGATAGCCTGCGCTGATGCGACCGGTGTGAATAAATTGGGCCTGTTTGCCACCACGCAGAGTCCGGTTCATGACCAGATCTTTTGCAATGGTGCTGTTACGGAAAGCCTCGTAGACTTCGCCGGTGAACAGCTTAAGGAAAAGGCTAGTACGTTGGGCGTAAGTGGGTGATTGTCCACCCGCCTTATTGGCTTCGCCCAGATAAGTTACTGAAGCAGTCATTGTTTTGTAATGGTAGAAGAGTTTATAACTATTACAAGTACTTGTATTTTAAAAGAATAAGCAATAAAGATGTGTTGTATTGGGTGTCCACCGCAGCGGGCCAATACTCCAACCGGTTGGTTTTTTAAAGAGGTATCCTTCCTCAATAGAAAAGGGGGTCCGACTCTGAGGTGCCCCCAATCCTGAAATAAAGTGTTAACTAAGTCGTGTTACTTTGACTTGGCCAACTCCAGAGCCAGTGAGACCGATGACATCAGCCGCACCTTTACTAAGATCTAATGACCTTCCATGAATGTAAGGGCCTCGATCATTTACACGAACCACGGCACACCGTTTGAAGCAAACCCGTAGGCGTGTTCCAAAAGGTAGTGTCTTGTGCGCGGCAGTAAGAGCGTGTTGATTGAATCGTTCACCATTAGCAGTTGGATTACCCTGAAAACCAGGACCATACCAAGAACTAATGACGGATAGAGTAGTTAGCAAAGAAAACATGATGAAATTGCAAAGAACTTTAATATTGCTTACAGCGCGTCTTAGGTAAAGGTGGCCTGTCATCCCGACGGTCACCAGTTTATTCTACATCAAGTCGCCTGATGCGGCGAGTTTTTGTTCGATGTCATACCGATAAGCAGGGTCATTACGATACCGTGGATCACTGATAGCGTTAGCCAGTTCAGCGTTCGAACGGAATCCCTTGACGGTGCTCTTAGGTGCACGACCAGAGATCTGTTGACCTTCAAAGCCAACGGAATCTTTGAACCGTTGATTCAATGCTTGAACGGCAAAGAAAATAGCATCCTTGTTACCACTGTTAACAACGTTGTCATAAGCAGCAACTTCCTCTGGCTTGAGATTATCGGCAGCCCAGGCAAGAGTATCGTTGTAAGCATCCTGTCCACCCACAGAATCAACGATAGTCTTAGCAGCATCATCCGAAAGGGGCTGTGCTTTGGCTACTGGGTTGTTCTTTTGGAGTTCAAGGTATGCTTCAATAAGTTCCTCAGAAGGCATCTCCTTAAGCTTTTGGATTGTCTCCGGCTTAAGTTCATTATCATTTGAGTAATACTCATCTGATGCTTCCTTTAAAAAGTCCACCCGCTTTGAGACGGAGGACTGAGGCTCTTCCTCCTCATCAGGGGCAGAGTCAGGGGCAGAGTCGTCATCAGTGGGGGCAGACTCCTCCTCCTTATTACCTAGTTTCTTTTGAAGCTCAAGGTAAGCCTTCTCAAGATCCTCTGCTGATTTGAATTTACCAGCATATTGAGTATGATCGTTGGCTTCAAGCTCACTGCGCCGATACTGCTCAAGAGAATCAGCTTCTTGCTTATCGGTTAGATTGCTTCCAATTTCCAGAAGGCGCTGTTCTTCGGTTGCCCGAGCAGCAGTAACATCTGGATCAGTTGCATCAAAAACAATTTCAGACATTTGGTTTAGTGAATGGTAATGGAAACACGGCCAACACCCGGAGAGGTGACTTTTACATCACCGTACTTAAACTGCTCCTTAGGAACAATTACAGTGGGCTCTTCAATCACCTCCTCATCATTGTTGAGGGGGCTGGGGTTGACCTTGTTGGGTTGCTTGCGCGGTTGTGTTGATGACATTTTGGAGTGCTTCGATAGAGCCAGGGTTTTTATCAGGATCCATCATGGGGGCTTTAACAAGTTGCCCTGCTTGACCCATGAGAGAATTGGTCATGGTCATTTGTTGGACCTGCTGCTTCTCTTGCTGACGCTGATCGGCAGTCTTGACCAACTTAAGGGTGTCGATACCTTGGGCAGCAGCAAGACGCTTAACTGCCTCTTCGGGGTCGATGTATTGAGCCATTGCTTCTGGACCAAGGGCTTGAGAGATTGTTTGAAGGAACATCATGAGAGACTCACGGTCCTGTCCACGACCAATGCCTTCGAGGCCAGCAATGATGGTTGGGAATACGATTCCCTTAGGAAGTTGAGGTAGTTCTTTCGAACGCTGGAGGGTGAAGATTTTCCGTTGGAGGTACGGGCGAACCAACTCAGTTGTTAGGTTACCATAGATTCCCCCAAGCTGTTCGTTGAGTTCCTGCTGGGTAGCACGAATCTCTTCGGCAGTTGTGCGTTCGCTCTGACGGACAGTCATGATGAGGAATGCCTCAGACAACCGTTGAGTTAGCGACTGGATCATCTGGTAAGCAGAGGAGAAGTCGGCCTGCTTGCTGACCTGAACCGCAGTAACATCCTCAGCACGACCTTGGATAATAGCTCCATTGCCAGCCTTAGCCAGCGTAGAAGGCTTTACAGTAGCAGCGGGACTGACTAGGAAGACTACCTTAGCAGCCGCAGCAGAACCCTCCACCATGGCTTGCATCAGCCCCTCAAGGGACTTCAGATCACCAAGGAACTCTTCAATTCTTCCCCGTCCATAGTCTTCTCCATCCACAACATTAAAGCGGAGGGGAAGCCAAGGGGTAGTAGTTTTAGGCGCCTTGCCGTAGGAGTCAGGAAGAATCTTCCCATCTACTTCTTGACGCCAACGCCACTGTCCATCCTTAAGCTTAGCCCAAGTATAAACAGCAGCTTCACCTTCACCAACAGTAACATCAGTACTTGGAGCACTGGTATTATCTGCTACATCATTTACATTCCGTGCTTGTTCCGATTGGAATTCACCAGGAAGGAATTGACGATCAATAGATTCAACAGTAACGATCTCGGTGGGGTTACCCTCTCCATCACGGACGACCACATATCGGTCAAGAGGATAAAGTTTAACACCATTTGAACCCATGTAAATCAGGACATT